ATGCACGCGCCAACCACCGCGCCAAGAGACAACAACTTCGATTTCCTGCGCTTCTTTGCCGCCTCGATGGTCGTGTTCGGCCACAGCTACGGCCTATCCGGTCAGGCGGACCGCGAACCTCTGCGCCTGTTCAGCGGCAGCTACGACTCGGCGGATATCGCCGTGCACATATTCTTCGTCATGAGCGGCTTTCTCATCGCCGGCTCATGGCTGAACAGTCGCAGCGTGCTGGATTTCGCCGCCAAGCGGGCCTTGCGCATCCTTCCGGCGTTGATCGTATCGGTGTTGTTGGCGGTCCTGCTGGTCGGCCCGCTGGCGACGGCGCTGCCGCTGGGCGACTATTTCGCCGCACCCGGCACACTCGCCTACCTGAGCAATGCCGCGCTGATCACCGAGTTCCGCCTGCCTGGGACCTTTTCCAGCAATCCGTTTCCACATACGGTCAACGGCTCGCTGTGGACGCTGCCCTACGAGGTGCTGATGTATGCCTCGGTCCTCACCCTGGGGTTGCTCAAGTGCTTCGGTCGCAACAGCGCGCTGATCGGCCTGTTTCTGCTGGTGGGCGTGCACTTTCATCTGATGCCGCTGCTCGAGCTGCAGAGCGACCTGCTACGCAAGGCCTCGCGGCTGGGGATGTTCTTCTATGCCGGAGTAATGCTGTATCTGTACCGCTTGCGCATTCACTGGCACTGGACGCTCGCCTGGCTACTGCTCGCGGCCAATCTCGTCAGCGCCGGCAGCGACCACTGGGAACTGGTACACCTGCTCACCCTGCCGTACCTGACGCTCTACCTGGCACACTTGCGCGTGCCGCGCCTGGCCGGTTTCGGCAAGGCCGGCGACTTCTCCTACGGCCTGTACATCTTCAGTTTTCCACTTCAGCAACTGCTGATGCACTGGACCGATGGGCAGCTATCCCTGGTTCCCTTCATGCTGCTGAGCTTCGCCGGCAGCCTGCTGCTGGCCGTGCTGTCCTGGCATCTGATCGAGGCGCCGGCCCTGCGCCTCAAGCGCTACCTGCCGCGCGCCCCGCGCAGCGACCAGGCCGCCGCTACGGCGGCCATCGTCCCGCCGGTCAGGGTACGGCGAATACCCTGACGTCGGCGGCAGTCGAGGCAACCGCATCGGGTTGCGCCTGACCAAGACCGAGCTGGCGCACCTTGCGCAGCTGGCGAACGCGCTCCAGATTGTCCCAGGCGGTGGCGTAGTGCGACGGCGACTGCTCCATAGCGCTGCGGAAGAACTGCTCGGCCTCGTCCAACTTGCCCTCCACCAGGCAGATGTAGCCCACATCGTTGCTCGCCTGCGCGCGCGACCCGATCTGCTCGAAAGCCGACAGCGCCTCCTCGTAGCGTTCCGTGCGCGCCATCAGCAGTCCGTAGTTGCGCCACAGCGGCGCATAGGCGGTGTTGCGATCCAGCGCGCGGCGGAACACGCGCTCGGCTTCCTGCCAGTGCCCGGCCATGTAGTAGGAATAGCCGAGGCTGTTCTGCACCAGCACCGAACGCGGCTCGATCTGCAAGGCCAACCGGTAATAGCGCTCGGCCTGGGCGAAGTCGTTGTTCAGGTCGGCGAGCACCCCCAGTGCGTTGTACAGCCGTACCGGCGACTGACGATCGACCTTGAGCGCATCTGCCGCTGCAGCGGCATCACCGCCCGCCTGGCGCTGCTGGTCCAGCGACACGGCGCGCGCGCGTTCAAGCAGTTCGTTGGCTGTACGCCGAGCGAGTACCGTAACGGCGCCCCTTCCTCCGCAACGATGCTGGCCGAGCAGAACCTGCAGGATGCGACTCGGCCCAGTAGCGACTTGCTGGGCCTGGACATCGGCGCCTGACCGATCATCCCGGTCCTGGCGTCGCGCTTCTGCCAGCGATGTTCGTCAACGGACAGACATACGGCTCCTGTCACAATCTGGCTAAAAAATATCCACATCGGTATACTCGCGCGCCTTTTTAATGCGCGGTTTTCGAGGTTCAAAGTCGATGAGCAAAACGCCAACAGTCGGGTTCGTCAGCCTGGGTTGCCCATACCGCACGTTATCTATACCAAAGCTACGGACACAACCAATACGCTGAACCGCGACGTTCGCGCTAATCTCTACCTTCTTCCTTTCTGCGGGTTGACCGTCTACGCCTGCTGAGCTATAAAAAACTCACTCCGCCATCGCGCGGTATATGGAGGTGTAGCTCAGTAGGTAGAGCGGCGGCCTTGAAATCCGCGCGTCGGGGGTTCGATTCCCTCCGCCTATTCAGAAGCCCTGGCTAAAAGCCGGGGCTTCGCTTTTTTACGCTAATGGATTTACAGCTAGCAGGCCTCAAAAGCCGTAGCTCATTTTACCCGCAGAATCCAGCTGGCTTATTTGTTACTGCGCACCCACTTGCCGCGCTGGTTTTTGGCCATCAGCAGGCATCGTCTGTGCTGAAGGAACAACCCGCTCTTTCCGACCAACGCCAATGTCTGGGATTTCTAGAAATGGATTTTGAATCTATCGTGATTAATTGGTACGGCCCTGTCTCGCTGGAGGAAGTTGATGACTACCATCATGGCGGTCTTTACCTTGTTACGGGGTATCAGAAGTACCAGCGAAATGATCAAATCCAATACATCGGGATCACCGGTGGAAGTTATTCCACCAGATTCGCTAAGCACCATAAAATTCCATTGGTGACGCGCAATCAACGGATTTGGCTCGGAAAGGTTGTTTATCCGAGCAACACAACCCGAACAACTCTTGAGCGGGCCGAGGGAGTACTTATCTATGTTCAGCAGCCCCCTTTGAATGAAAGAAAAAAGCTCAACCTGCCTCGGCCTCTAGCGCTCATCTCTCACTGGTTCAATGCGCGCCAAGTGCCGCGGTATAACAGGCAGGGAATTTTTTCAGATTTCCCAGACGTAATCTCTTGGGACGGCTCTCACTGGCGCGAAGGCAACCTACGAGTTTTCGAGAACTGACAGGCGAACTTAACTAGCAGCCGAAATGACCAATCTCCATGACTGTCAAATCTAACTAGCAGACGGCTGGAGGCATCATGTGCGGACGCATCACCCAGTACCGCTACCCCATCGAGTACACCGAGCCGCTCGGCCTGCAGCTGGTCAGCGGGTTGGGGCTGGTGCCTATCGGGCGGTACAACGTGCCGCCACAATCGCGGGTGCAGTTGCTGCACCGGGACCAAGATGGGTTGCGCATGGACGGGGTGCGCTGGGGATACGCGCCGTTCTGGGCGCAGGGGAAACGGCCGCCGGCGATCAATGCCAGGGTCGAGACAGCCGCGACGAGCAAGTTCTTCCGCGACATATGGAAAACCGGCCGGGCTATCGTGCCCGCAGACGGCTGGTTCGAATGGAAAAAGGACGAGGCTAAGCCGAAGCTCAAACAGCCCTATCTGATCAAGCTGGCCTCGGGCGAGCCGTGCTTCTTTGCTGCGATCGGGCAATTCCAGCGCGGCGGCGTGGACGAGCCACGCGATGACGACGGGTTCGTGATCATCACAGCAAGCAGCGGCGCAGGCATGCTCGACATCCACGACCGCCGCCCGCTTGTGCTGTCGCCGGAATGCGCAGCGCACTGGCTGGACCCGGAACTATCCCCCGAGGAGGCCGAGGAGCTCGCGCTGGAGCACGGCCTTGGCGTCGACGAGTTCACCTGGTACCCGGTGCCGGCGGCCGTAGGCAATGTGCGAAACGAGGGAGCACACCTCATCGAGCGAATCAGCGACCCGGTGCTATAGCCATGTATGTATATGTCCGGCTGATGCGCGATCATGGACGCCCGATAGAACCGCGCAAGCGGCGAAGCACGCCTCCGATCTACGGGGATGTGCGCATCGAGACCAGCCGAAGCGAGGACCTCGGGCGCCAGTCCGAAATCGCGCGGCTTGTGCAGAGCAACCCGCTGGAATCAAGCGTGATACCACCACTGCTGGACGTGGCGCTCCATGGCATGAGCACCAATGGGTTCGTGCTGACTGGGTACGAAATCATCGACGGGATTGCCTACGCACAGTCTTGGTGGTGCCTGGCCGAGGATGGATCAGCGGACACCTAGAATCTGACGGGCCCACTCCTGCAAATAGGCCAGCTTCGCCTGGTCATCGATCATTGATCGCCGGATATCCCAAACAGCGCGTCCAGCTGCTGCACTGAGTTCGAGGCTGGCTGCATCGCCCACGCTGCCGGAGCCGGTGTTGGCGGACACGATGGCGTCATTACGGGCGAGGGTGACTTCGATCCGCAGGCGGCGACGCTCATCGTCAGCAGAGCTATACAGACGCTCGAGGCGATCGTTTTCGGTGAGTGCATGGGTCAGTTTCTCGGTTGATTGTTTGTCGGCATTGGCCAGGCGCTGCTCGAGCGCGAAGCGGTCGGCCTGCTGCTTGAGGATCACCGCGGCATTGGCCTCGGCCACTTGACGCAGAAACACCTGGTGCTCGACATCCTTGGCGGCCAGCTGCCTGCCGTAGGCGTTGCCCTGCCACTGCCACGCAGCGGCGAAGGACAGCGCGCACAGCACGAGGACGGCCACACCGCCGGCGGCAAGCTTGTATTGCTTGAGCATGCCGATCATGCCAACACCCCCTGCCCCGCTCGCCAGAGCGCCAGGCGCTGCGGCTGGCCGTGAGTACCGCCGTTGATGCGGCGGGTGATGTCTTCAAACCGGCCAGCGTCGGCCAGTTCGTTCAGCCCGTTACTCGACCAGAACCATGCTGCTGACATGGCGGCCCACTCGGCCTGCTCGAGCAGCTCGGGTTTCGTCAGCAGATCCGCGCCGATGGCATCGCCGCAGGCGCGGTAGTTGTCGCGTCCGGTGAGCTGGATCAGCCCGCGCCCGCGGTAGCGCCAGCCGTCGCCGCTGGCGGCCGGGCCGTTACCCAGGCGATCGGCATAGACGTGGTTGGCAATTGCTTCGGGCTGTCGCTCCAGTTGGCGGGCCAATGCGTTCGGCTCCCCATCGGCACTGCGGAACCGGGAAGGCCAGGTGGCGGCGAGACCGGCGGCGCTGTAGTTGAGGTTCTCCACCAGACGCCGCAGCTGGCCCGACTCATGCCCGACCTGAGCAAGGAATGCCGCGCGACGCACCGGACTCTCAATGCGATAGCGGTTCATCGCTCGATTGAGGGCAGGAACAAAAACGCCCGCGACAGGGCGGGCGTTGGGAAGAATGTGCAGCAACTGCTGCACTGTCAGGGGGCGCATGTTTTTTCTCCAGGCAAAAAGAAGCCCGCACAAGGCGGGCCTACGCAATTCGGTGCAGCTATTCGAAATCGAGATCTTCAGGGCGCAGGCTACCCACTACATGGCCTTCCTCATCCAACAACACCCCAATGTTCAAAACCGGGTGGTCGCCGAGGTGATCGAATACTCTGGTGACTGTGCCGTACGGGAGATACCCCGGCGGCACCTTCTGAGGGTTTGTAATCCAGACTCGAAGCCCCTTGTGTATGTCATTCAGCCGCATGCCTGCCTCCACTACCGGCGTTGTGCCACCCGATAGTACACGGCAGACTGCGCGTTCCCACCTTCAAGGAGTGATAGCGATGCAAGGCTATGAAAATGGATATCAAGCGGTCCAGGCGCTAACGACTGCAAACCGCCGCTTCAAAAAGATCTCCGAGTCCTTCAATGACGTAGTGGACACGTGGCGATCTCTTGCTTCGAAGCATCTCGGATCCGCAGTGGAGCTAGATCCGCCGACCGTGAGTAGCGTAACCGGGAAGGCGTTGGGCCAGTCTTTTACAGCGACGGTCTCTCCGCGCCTTCTGGAGGACGGGGTAATAGGCGTGCTCGCAGTTTCCAAACCCGGCGCGAATGGAAAGCCGGTGTTATGTGTCACCTATCTGTTCAGCTTAAATTCCGATGTCTTGCTTGAAGATGGAACAACCGTTGTCGCGCTTGATAACCCTGAGCGTGACTTCCTATGGCTTGCCCACCTGGTGAAGGCTGTACTTTCCAAGTGATCAGCCGATCGCCTTCCAGGGGTTCACCTCGAAGGTAAAGCCCTTCCACTGCTTCGAGGGGTCGGCGCTGTAGTCGTCGTCCCAGTCTTCCGGCTCGCCCTTGAATCCCAGCTGCACGACCAGGGCGCGGGTCGCCGACCACTGCCACACCCAATAGAAGCCATAGAAGCGCCGGCCGGTCTTGCGGTGCGTGGCCAGCAGCAGCCGCCAGCCGCCCTTGCCGGGGTCGTCCTCGACCGAGGCCTGGCCCCAATAGCGGTAGTCGCATTCGGTCACGGGGCAGCCGAACAGCGTGGTAAATCGCGTGTTATTCGCCGGGTTGCGGATCGCCAGCCACCAGAACATCGACAGCCAGTGATAGGCGCCCAGGCCAAGCGGCGCGTTCAGGTGCCACCAGCCGCGTTTGTCGCCGGCGGCGCCGTCGCGGTCATTGCTCCACAGCCACGCCCAGGACGGCAGCAGGATCAGCACCCAGTCGCCGGCGGCCTGGCTGAAGGGTTGCGCCGGGCCTTGCGTCACGCGGAACGGCAGCGCGAGCGGCACGACCACTAGGCCAGCCAGAATCATCAGGACGCGCAGCGGCAGCAGGCAGGCCCATTGCAGGGCCGCCCGTAGTACATGGGTCAGCATTGGGGTAATTCCTCGGAATCAGAAACGAAAAGCCCCGCACGGGGCGGGGCTTCGAGGTGGCGGTCGACCTACTCGGCCGGCCAGGGGTATTCGGCTTGAATCTCGGCGAAGCGAGCCAGGCCGAGCGCCTTGGCTGCCTCGGCTGCCTCGGCATTGCCGAGCAGGTTTTCGCGCTGCGCCTCGGCGAAGTAACGGTCGCTCCCGGTGATCGGGTGCCCATATGCGCGCAATCGCGCCGCCTCGATCTGCTCGCGTGTGGGGGCGGGCGGCGGCGGCAGGTCTATCAAGATCGGTAGACCCTCGGCGTCATGGCTGCGAATCTTTCCCGGCTCAGGGTTGGCGATCACTTCGTCGTATCGTTCCGCGCTGATCGGCACTGCATCGGGCGGCATCGCATCGCCATGAATGGCCGGAAGATAGGTGCAGCCCGTTGTTTTGCTGTAGTACATGCAGCCTCCTTAGTTGCCAATAGCAAACACGCGCAGCGTGTAGCTGCCGGCCGCATCCGCATCCGCTATATAAAAACTCGCGCCAGTAGCGCCAGGCTCACCACCGCCGCAAAGGCGCTCAAGCAGCGAGCCGCCGGCGCTGCCACCTAGCGTGTGCTGGAATGCCCAAGTGGCGAAACAGCTACCCGGAAACGCCAGGGTATAGTTCCAGTTTCCAGAGGCCGGCACGTTCACGCTCGATTGAGTGATCGTGATTCGCCCCCACTGGAAGATAAAGCCGCCCAGCCACGTTGGCAGCGCGATATATCCATTCGCGCCGGTACTGAACGCGAAGCCAAGGCGCAT